GTCGATGCGTCAGATCAAGGACGGAGCGAACATCCAATTCCTGCTGTTCCAGACGGGCGCGACGACTTCGGCAGGTACGGTCAATGTCGACTTCGACTACGGCTACGGAGGCTGATTGTGGATAGGCGGATACTGGATTTGGTCAAGGACTTCGCGCAGTGGCAGGGCAACACGTTCACCCTTGCCAATCTGATCGTGGAAGCACAGAAAGAACTGGACCGGCAGAAGCTGACCGACGCCGGCTTCCCCGAGGCTGCGGAGTTGCTCTGATGGCCCTGCGCTGCAACGGCTATCAGTTTGCCTCTTGCGGCATGCAGTACGCCGGGGCGGCTGCTGTGTTGAGCGCCTACCCGTCTGCGCTACAGAGGAACTTCTCGCAGACCGGTCGGATCAGGAACATCACGGCGGGGGAGGGAATCACTAGCGGACTGGTTGGTATCCCTTCCGGCTACCGTCACCCTGCCGCATGGATGATGCCGCAGAAACCGGGGCTACTGGCCGCTCGCAACACGGCCATCGGTAGCGGTGGTGTGTCCAGCGCCACTATGCAGTCTGGCTATAACATCGCCGCAGGCATCTCTGGTGCTGGTGACATTCCCGGTTGCGACATCGGCCTGATCGTATCTATCGCGGCGGTGCTTACAGCCAGCGGTGACATCAGTTCGGCAGACGCAACGGCACTGGCGACAATGGTAGCGACCATCACTGGTTCTGGTGACATTGCAGCAGCAGCGGCTGGCCTTGCTGATCTTGGCGCGGCGCTCACGGGTGCTGGCGTTGTCGTTGCCGGCAACACCGCACTGATGGACATAACGGCGACCATCCGTGGTTACGGCGACCTGACGCCGGAAGGTGTGCGCGATGCTGTGTGGACTGCTGTGCTGGCGAACTACCCGGATGCTGGCACGGCAGGTCTTGCACTGACGAATGCTGGTGCGGGCGGAAACCCGTGGTCGGCAATCATCGAGAGCGGGCTGACGGCTGAAGAAATTCTGCGCATCGTCGCTGCCGCACTTGCTGGCAAGGTCAGCGGCGCTGGTACCGGAACAGAAACCTTCGTCGGCCTTGACGGCACGACGAACCGTATCGTCAGCACAGTGGATGCCAGCGGTAACCGATCGTCGGTGGTTGTTGATGGCACTTAGTCATTTTGCCGCCTTGCACTTCGGCGCTAGACAGTTCATCGCGCTGGCCGGGGAGCGCGGCTTCGTCGAGGTGATGCAGGACTACATCGTCCGTGCCCGCCGTCATTGCCGGCGATAGCCGGAACCTATTGACCGTCCTGCCTTAATAGTTTATAACTATCAACAGTTTTGGAGCGCCCCTAATGGACGACCAGCAACAGCAGCCTGCCGATGAGGAAAAGACCAAGCGTCTAGCCGCGCTGGCAGGGCGTCTTGTCGAGCTTCGCAAGGAAGCCGTCGAGGGGCGCAAGTCGTCAGGTATCGAGGATGTCTGGAAGGCTGCCGAAGAGGCGTACCTTGGCATTGACGATGTCAATCGCGCGCAGTGGGAAAAAGCACAGTGGGCGAAGCCGACCTCAATGCAGGGGCCGCTGACTCGCGCAACGACTGGTGACGGCACGGACAACCGCAGTACGGTGTTCATCCCGCTGACCGCACGCTACGTCGATGCGGGGCACGCAAAGGTGTCTGAGCTTCTGCTGCCGATGGACGACAAACCCTTTGCGTTCGATCCGACTCCGGTGCCTGAGTTGATTGCTGCTCGGGACATGCTCAAGCAGGTCATGCAGAACGGTGGTGAGTTTCCGCCGCAGCAACCGCAGCCGATGGCCGCTGCTGTCGCGCCAGATAGCCTGATGACGCAGCAGCCGGCCGCGTCGATGCAGCCGGTACCGCAGACCCCACAGGATGCGTTTGCCGCTGCCAAGGACGCTGTGGCCCGTGCCACGACTTCAGCCAAAGCCGCAGAGAAACGCATCTACGATTGGATCGTCGAAGCGAAGCATGCGGTTGAGATGCGCAAGGTGCTGTTCGATTCAGCACGTATCGGCGTCGGCATCCTGAAGGGACCGTTCGTTGAGTCACGTACCTCTACTGCGCTGACGCGTGATGAAGCAGGTAACGTCGCGATCGAGATCAAGAAGGAACGCAAGCCCGGCGAGCGTCAGGTTGATCCATGGAATTTCTTTCCCGATCCGGCGTGTGGCGAGGATGTAACGAAGGGGTCGTACTGCTTCGAACGCGACTACATGTCGCCGGCACAAGTCAAGAAGCTGCCTGCTGTCGGTAGCTACCTGCCGGATCAGATCGAATTGGTTCTCGATGAAGGCCCGTCGAAATGCTATTTGACTGAAGACGGGCAGCGCAATCCGAGCGCGGTCGATGACCCGAAGATCAAGGCGAAGCGGTTTGAGCTTTATCACTTCTACGGTGAGATCAGCGCCGAAGATTTGATGGTGGCGAACGAGAACCTCGCCAGCAAGGTTGCCAAACGCGAGACGTATCACGTCACTGCCACGCTGATCAACGAGCGCGTCGTGCGCGTCGTGCTGAATCCTCTCGATACTGGCCGCATGCCGTACCGTGTGTTCCCGTGGCGTCGTCGCTCCGGTCATTGGACTGGTGTCGGTATTGGCGAGCAGTGCTCGCCGGCACAGGTGATGTGCAACGGCGCCACGCGCGCCATGCTGACGAATGCTGGTCAGTCTGCCGGTGTGCAGTTGATCATCGACCGCACGTCGATCGTTCCTGTCGATGGCAAGTGGATCATCACGCCGAACAAGGTGTGGGTCAAGAAATCCGACGCAACGATCGATGACATGACGAAGGCATTTACTGCCGTCGAGATTCCCGATCGGCAGCAGTCGTTGATGAACATCATCGAGTACTCGTTCCGTATTGCCGAAGAGAGCACAAACATACCGCTGATCAGCCAAGGGCAGAGCGGTCCGTCACAGCCCGACACGTATGGCGCTGCGGCGCTGCAGAACAATAACGCGAACCAGTTGCTGCGCAGCATCGCAACGACGTGCGACGACTGCATCACCGAGCCGTTGATTCGCGACTACTACGAGTGGCTGCTGCTCGATCCCGATGTACCGAACGAAGAGAAGGGTGACTTCAACATCAATGCACATGGTTCGTCTGCTCTGGTTGAGCGCGCGATTCAGGATCAGGTCATTCAACAACTGGTCGAGCCGTCGCTTAATCCCGCCTTCGAGTTGAGCCCGGCGCGCGTGATGGAAGAGTACCTGAAGAGCAAGCGCATCGACTACCGCAGCCTGAAGCTGACCGACGAAGAGAAGGCAGAGATGGCGAAGCGTCAGCCGCCCCCGCCGCCTGCAGTACAGGCCGCACAGATCAGAGCGCAGGCGCAGATGCAGAGCGACAAGTTGCGTGAGCAGACTGCTCAGTTGCGCATCAAGAAAGACACAGATCGTGATGCTGTGTATGTGCAGGCCGAGACGCAGCGGACACAGGTTGAATTCACATCACGTCGTGAGGAACTGGCCGTGCGTCGCGAACTGGCGCTAATCGAATATGCGAATAAAACGAAACAAACCTTAGAAACCATTAAAGCGAAATTGGCTGATACCGTCCTTCGCTTACGTACACAGAAAGAACTCGCTCTTGGTGCCGCCACGATCGATCTTCATAAGCACAGGAACCCAACTCCACAGGTGGCTACCCCCGGAGTTGAAGTTCCGGGCCGTGCTCCAAATGGGGAGGCGTTTCAAGCATGAGCACGGGCATCTACTTGATAACGAATAACACGACCGGCAAGCACTACGTTGGCAGTGCTGTTAATGTCGCGAGCAGATGGCAAGGTCATAGAAGTCGACTCCGTAAGGGGCAACACGCCAACCAGATTTTGCAGAATGCGTGGGTCAAATATGGCGAAGCTGATTTCACCTTCGTGATTCTTGAGCACGTTCAAGATAGAGCATTGCTGCTACAAAGAGAACAATTCTGGTTAGATATGATTACCCCTGCTTTCAATATCTACAAGGTTGCGGGCAGTCCGGCAGGGTACAAACACACCGATGAAGCCAAACAACAAATGCGTGAGAGGATGTTGAACTACCGGCACACGGACGAAGCCAAGGCACGTATTGCTGCGTCGAAGATCGGAAAGGCTCGCCCTGATCATGTGAAGAAAGCATTGCTAGATGCAAACATCGGTCGCAAGCAAACCGCCGAGCATGTGTCAAAACGAGTGGCTCATCTTGTCGGGAAAAAACAAACCGCCGAGCGTATAGCAAATCGAGTGTCGCATTTTGTCGGGAAGAAGCGTCCGGCAGATGTTGTTGCCAGAATGGTAGCGACGAGAAAGCGCAACCGGGAAGCTGTATTACAGGAGCAACCAGCATGATCGACGAACTGGTTTCCCGCACCTTCGCCATGCGTGACGCTGCTCACCGCGAGCACTTCCGCACGGACAGCTACGCTCGGCACATGGCGCTCGGTGCGTTCTACGAGGCACTGCCCGGTGCGGTTGATGCGCTGGTCGAAGCGTACCAAGGTATGTTTGATCTGGTCGGCGACTTCGACGTGACGCTGCCGAGCGGCAAGTACGACATCGAGTCACAGATGCAGGACGACATCGACTGGCTGCAGGCCACTCGCGACGATACGTGTCAGGAAGACCCGTCGCTGCTCGCGCTACTGGATGATGTTGTGGCGCTGTAT